AAGTTACACAACAGGTGATCTGCCATATTATGCCTCTGGCACAACACTTTCAAAACTAGGAATTGGTACAAGTGGCTATGTATTAGAGTCAAATGGTTCTGCTCCAACTTGGGTAGCTCAATCTACTTTGTCTGTTGGAACAGCTACAAATGCAACAAATACTGCAATTACAAATAACACCAGTTCTAGTGCTACTTGGTATCCAACAATTGTTAGTGCAACAACTGGAAATTTACAACAAACAACATCTAGCACTAAATTAAGTTTTGTACCAAGCACAGGAACATTAACTGCAACAAGTTATGCAGGAGCATGGGCAGGATCAACAATAGGCACAGGTTATGGTGGAACTGGACTTACTTCATTCACAGCAAATGGAATTGTATATGCAAGTAATACAAGTGCTTTAGCTACTGGGTCTGCGTTACAGTTTGATGGAACTAATTTAGGATTAGGAGTTACTCCTAGTGCTTCTGCAAGACTTCAGTCTTACACCACATCATCGGGTGCAACAGCATTTTTGTCAACCAGTACAAATGGCTTAGTTAATGGTAAAGCTGGGTATTTTATTATTGGAAATAACAGCGGAGGTTCTGGAGGCGGCTACGGTATTGTTGTTAACGACAGAACGGATAATTCTGGAGGCGCTCAAGCCGGATATGGCATATATACATCTGCACCTTATGATGGAACAAACGCGTCGGGTAACACTTATGCTTTGGTTAGATATGGATTATATGTTGATGATTTATATTCTTATTATGGAAAAAATTCTGGTACTGGAGCCTATAACTGGGGTCTTTATGTAAAAGGCGGTGGGTTAAATTATTTTGCTGCTCCAGTTCTTTGCGGTTATACATCTTCAAATGGAGCTTATCAACTTCAAGTAAACAGCCAAATTTTTGCAACTTCATCAACTATTGCAACTTCAGACGCAAACTATAAAACTAATGTCATACCTTTAACCAATTCTCTGAAATTGGTTAATTCGTTAAATCCAGTTACTTTCAACTGGAAGCCTCACCCAATACATAACTTTGATACAGTTAATACAACTACCGGATTTTTGGCTCAAGAAGTGCAACAAGCAATGGCAGATTTGCCTTTTGTAAATAGCATTATCAAGAAAAATATTTGTGTATTGAAAGAACAAACACCAACAACAGAAGCCGTGACTGAAGATTTTTTAGGAATAGCAGAAGGAAATATGATTGCTATTCTTACTTCAGCAATACAAGAATTGTCCGCAAAATTTGATGCTTATGTAGCATCTCATCCATAAGGTTAAATTATGACAACATTAATTCCAAAATATTACGAAGGCATAACTGGTTCTATTAATAGACCCATTAATCAAAAATTAGCAGAAACTATTTCTGTGCTTGACTTTGGAGCTGACCCTACAGGGGTTGCAGATAGTACAGCGGCTTTCAATGCCGCAACTCAAGCTACTGTAGCATTTTCTAGTGCATTGCAATACAACATTGTTGTTCCTGCTGGAACTTATAAAATTAGTAATACTGTTTATGTTCGTAAAGGTCAAACATTATACGGAACTGGAAATGGTGCATCTTATATAGATTTAAATAGTTTTCCTACAACAAATTATGTAGGTTTTCAATTAGGCTCTGGTTTAATTGGGGGTGTTCCTACTGCTGATCCTGGTGGTCAACCAGTAGCAATAGCTAATTTATTCACTATAAGTGGTTCTGGTTCTAATGCTGTAATTGCAACAAATGCCCAAGGATTTTTTATTTCTGATATGTTTATGTCATCTCCTGGTATTGGTATAGCAATTTCTGGAGCCGATGGAGTAATATCAAATATTCAAATTGATCAATGTTTAAATGCAATTTCATTTACTGCTGCACAAAATATTCAATTAACTAATTTTGATATTTATTTAGCAAATTACGGTATTAGTATTTTGGATAATTGTCGTGATATTCAAATTACAAATGGAACAATAGAGTACACAAAATACAATGCTATATTGTTTCAAGGCGCAACTGCTGAACAATCTGTAAATTTTACTGCTGTTGATTTTGTAATGAACGCGCAATATACAACATTTACAGGATTTGTATCTTTACAATCACAAAATTTACAAGCATTGTTTACAGGATGTACTTTTAGAAATATGTATAATTATGCTATCACATACAATACTGGAGTTACATTAAATATTTCTTTTAAAGGTTGTATTTTTGATGGTAACGCTACTACATCAGCTTACACTCAAAGTACAACTGCATCAGTATTAAATGCAGGGTATGGTACTTATAATTTTGATGGTTGTGAGTTTAGAAATTTGTATGGACCTATTGCACAAATTAATGATAATTTAACTGCTTTAAATATTAAAGGTGGTGAAGTTTTTAATTGCCCTCAAACAAGATTAAATATTAATACAAATCAATTAACACCTAATATTAGTATTAAAAATGTTACAGGATTTGCTTATATAAGCAATACTGGTTCTAATCAAGCTATTGTTTTGCCATTTTGGGGTGGTTCAACAGTATGGAAAGTAGCTGTAAAAGGAAATTCATCTGCTTCAAGTTCAACTTATTACTCTGCCGCTGAAGAAGCCGCTTACTCTGTTGCTTATCAATACACTACTTCAGGTTCACTTTATGTAGATAAAGAATTAATATGGCAAACACCAAACAGGACTATTCCTGGTCAATTAAATGCCGTAGTTTGTTTTGGTACTGCACCTGGTGGTGCAACAAGCGAATCATATACAACTTCAGGAAATATTTGTATTTCAGTTCCAACAAGTTCTGCCCTCAATTTTCAATGGTATGCGGAAACTGCTAACTAAACAAATATTTACACCAAACATTTAGGAGCTTATATGGCAGTTAATTTATCACCAATAGGTGGCGCAGGATGGCAGTTCTTTGATAATAATGGTGTTCCTTTGTCAGGAGGGCTTATTTACACCTATTTGGCTGGAACATCCACTCCACAAGCAACTTATACTTCTGTATATGGAACAATTCAAAATTCAAATCCTATCGTATTAGATTCTGCAGGAAGACCTTCAAATGAAATATGGCTTACAAATGGTATTTCATATAAATTTGTATTACAAACTGCTACTTTTACACAAATTTGGAGCATGGATAATATCCAAGGAATCATATCTTCTGGTCAATCAGGTTATATAACAGCAACTCAAGGTCAAACTGTTTGCACAATACCATTTACTTATATATTAGGATCAAATTCTTTGTCTGTTTTTGTAAATGGATCAAAACAAGTAAATACATTAAATTACAATGAAACAAATACATCAACTGTTACATTCATTAGCGGTTTAAATGTTGGAGATATTGTGGAGTTTTTTCAATGACTACACCAAATGACATTATTAGCAGAGCATTAAAAGACATTGGTGCTTTAGAAGCTGGTGAAACTCCAACTGCTGAGGCATCTCAAGACGCTTTCGATATGTTGCAAGATATGTTAGATCAATGGTCTAACGAAGACATGATGGTGTTTTATAAAAATGAAATCATATTTCCAATTACTCCTGGTCAAACTCAATATACTATTGGGCCAGGCGGTCAAATCGGTGCAACATTTACTGGAAGTATTGCTAATAATATTCTCACTATTACTAGCATCCAGTCTGGGGGCATATCTCTTGGTCAAACTCTTAGTGGAACTAGCATTACAGCGGGTACTACGATTGTTCAAATGCTCACAGGGGCGGGAAATAACGTAAATGAGGCTGGTACTTATTTATTAAATACAACTTATGCAACTCCTATAACAAGCGAGTCAATTTGTAGTTATTATCAACGTCCACTTAGACTTAATTCTTGTTTTGTTAGGATTAACACTTATTCTAATGGGCAACCCATTACAAATGGCGGTTTAGATTATCCAGTTTCTGTATTAAATATTGAACAATACGAAATGATTGGTCTTAAGACGTTAAATGGGCCTTGGCCTAAAGCTATTTACTACGAACCAACGGAAACATTGGGTAATATTTATGTGTGGCCTAATCCTAGTCAGGGCGAGATGCACATATTTGTAGATCAATTGTTTCAAAGATTTACAACACAATTTGACAATATTAATCTTCCACAAGGCTACAACATGGCTTTGAGGTGGTGTCTGGCAGAACGATTAATGCCTATGTACGGAAAGGCAAGTCCTACGCAAATACAAATGATTATGAAGTTTGCTGCACAAGGTAAATCAACTGTTAAGCGTACAAATATGAACCCAGCAATTGTTTCTACTTATGCTGA